GCGCCTGTCGGGGCCGAAGGCCCTCTTGGTAATACTGCGAAATCCTCTTCACCCCTGACGCAGAAAAAACGCGCTCAACGCTACTCCGCCTTGGGTACTGCCCGCGTTTGGTTGTACCAGACCGCACAGAAAATCGACGACTCTGCAAACCCCGGCGACATCTACCGCACTCACGATTGCCGGTATGCCCGCCGTGCCTCTCAGGTCGAGGTCCACTACTCCGGTCAACATGAATCAGCACACTACGGCAAGGTTGCAACCTGTGGCAGCGTTTGGGCCTGCCCTATCTGTTGTGCCAAAGTCCAGAACCGCCGTCGCCCGGAGCTGCAACAGCTCATCAGCTGGTCATATGCCGAAGGCATGTCACCTTCCATGGTCACGCTGACATTTCCTCACACGAAGTTCGATAGCCTGAGCGACTTAATCAGCAAACAGCGTTCAGCTTTCCAGAAGCTCAGGGCCGGCAAGGTCTGGCAGAAATTCAAGGATCACTTTGCATTCCGTGGCTTGGTCCGCTCGCTTGAGCTCACACACGGCGCCAATGGCTGGCATCCCCATACCCACGAGATTTGGCTCATTCGCGGTTTGACCTCTGCCGAGCGTGACGACTTCAAGGCTCGTATTTTGGCCCGGTGGATCAAGGCTTGTGCCGCTGTTGGGCTCCTCGATCTAGCTGATGCTCAACAGCTTCATGCGTTCCACCTCCATTCCGTCGATGTTCGTTTCAACGTCAACGATTCCGACTATCTCGCCAAGCAGGATTCGTCCAGGTCGTGGGGTGTCGATAAGGAAATGACGCAGTCGGCTACCAAGGTCGCTCTCCGCAAGGGTGTTCATCCGCACGAATTCCTAATTCGTCAGCAACCCGGCGATCGCGATCGGTACATTGAGTACGTCAATGGGATGAAGGGAGCCCGCCAGTTGTACTGGTCGCCGGGTCTCAAGGGCCAAGCCGACATCGAGGAAAAGACCGACGAACAGCTCTCCGAGGAACAGACGGAGGCCGCTGAATTGCTTGGCCTCCTGACTGCTGAACAATGGCGCATTGTCCGGGGTAATGACGCTCGATCAGAGCTGCTTGATGCCGCCGAACTTCTTGGTTGGCCTGGTGTTGAGCTGATTCTCAATGCGCTCGGCGCGGACCTTGCCAGCCTGCTCGCTAAGCCAGGCTGACAGGTTCACCCCCCTTTCATCCGCCCTTTCTATCAGTGTCTGTACCAGGACTCTCAGGTTCTGTTGCTCCATTACGCTCCCCTTCTTCGTTGAAGCGCTCGATCAGGAATTTCACCGCCTCGCTCAGCGTGCATTCCCTGTCTAGCGCTATCTGCTTCAGCTGACGCCATTCGTCGAGCTTCAACCCGACTGTTTTATCGGCCACGTGGATCCCTTCTGTCGAAAATTGAACGAAAATAATTTTGTGTTGTTGTGTCTTTGTGATTTTGTGTTAATTTTGGCTCCGCAGCCACACAAAACCACTCTCAGGATATCTCACCCATGGCCCAGCCCGTTTCTGTCCTCGTCAAGATCGTCTCCACCGAGAAGAAAACCTCCAACAAAAACCCCGCGGCGCCTAAGAGCTTCTGGATTACCAGTGCTTACGTCGATGCACCTGGCATGCTCTTTCCTCAGGCCACCGAAATTTTCGTTGGTGATGCCGAAAATATCCTCGCTCCTGGTGATTACAGCGTTCCACTGAAATTCCCGATCAAGGACAACCGCCTTTCGGTTGAACTGGACTTCTCGGCGGCTCGTCCAGTCACAGCCAAGGCTGCCTAATCCGTGTGCCGTTATCTCTCTATGTTCTTTGCCGGTCTCGCAACTGGATATATTGCAGGTTTCGGCGATTCACTAACTCAGGTGCTCCATTATGGAACTTGAATGCGATTACTGCGGCGAGTCCTTCGATCCTGAAGACGAAGTGGAGAGTGAGTTCTCAGTCCAGGATGAAGATGGAGAGAACATGTGCGCTCTCTGTAATTCTGATGACTCCATCAACTGATGGACGCTTCTCCCGAAACAACCGCAACAACTGGTACCACCCAAACCGATGATCCGCTTATGCAGGTCATTTCAACCGTAAACGCGGAAGGCATCTCAGCTGTGTACGCATCAGGATTTGTTCTTACGCTCGCTGTCTGGGCAGTTGGAGCAAAAATCGGCATTGTCATTCAGGCAATCCGCAAAGCTTAATTAATCAGGAGTTACAACATGGAAGCAATTTTCGGCGCAGTAGATATGTCCTCTGTCCTCGCTTGGCTGACTGCCACCGGTATTGTCATCATCGGCATTACCATGGCTTTCAAAGGCATTGACCTTGGCAAGCGCGGCGTTAAAAAGGCCTAAATCGCCTGCTGTAATCTGGGGGAGGCTTAATGCTTCCCCTTTTTTTTTGAGGGTTTCCAGATGGAACTATCACCAGCTGACTTTTCGTTTCTGGTCTATGCGTTTGTCTTTCACGCGGGAGTATTAGGTGCATGCGCATTCATATCTGCTATCAAGCGGCCATTTTGACTCTGGCGTTATTCGCTGGCTCTGTTGCTGCTGCAACTTACACCAAGACAACTTCTATGCCGACTGCATCAGCCACAATGAAAGGCGGCACGCCAAATATGGCTGCTAATATTCTTGAGGTCGGAATGCAGGGGGTTGAATTCATTCCGTCTGCTTCTTCCGAAACTCGTGCTGTCGCTAATATCACAAAGGGTCTTTCCATCCCTACCAGTGGTATTGTTAGCTCGTTGAAATCCGGACTTAAAGCCAACCTTCCCAGTTTGATCGTCAGCGGTGCAATTGCCGGGATTGTTGCCGGTGTTGATTGGATTGAAAAGGATGGTCAGTTAGTAAAAAAGGACGGTAGCACTAGTGGATCTCCTGTTCTTTACGACCCATCAGGCGGCTTGTACGGCTGGAGGAATGAGCGCACCGGGGCTCTATCTTCCAACCCTATGACCGCCTGCGGTACGTTGAGTAGCGAATACTGGGACTCTCCTGCCCCTGCCACCTCCTTAGTCGCCCAGGACCCCGTAACGTTTTCATGCGTTCACTCCGCTCCCTATGGCTCCAAGTGGGGAAGTCCAAGTGATTACACTGAACGTGGCACTTCTGTTCACCGTACCGGTGACAGTTGCCCAACTGCATCTTCATATAACGCAACCACCGGTACCTGTGTCGGGACTGGCGTCACATATGCTCCCCTTTCCGACTCTGACTACGACGTCCTAGATGGTTTCGTGAAGGGCAAAGACGGTGTATGGATGCGCGGTCTTGCTGACGAGGTTTGCAAGAGTTCGTCTGACTACGATGGATGCATTGCCAACATGGGTGCAAAGCCATATTTGAGCGGCCCTGCTAGTGTTTCGTCTCCAGAAGTTACTACACAGACTCAGACTCAGAATCCAGACGGTACTTCCACCGAGGTATCCACCAAGACCCGTACTGACTATCAGCTCGGATATCCGTCTTCGTCTCCCGGTTCTATTACAGTCGACCCTAAGACTACGACTACCACAACCACCACTCAGAAAGATGCCAGCGGAAATACCACATCCACTGGAACGAAGACCGACACGACCACTACAACTCAACCCGGCTCAGGCACACAACTCGGCGACGGCGTTTTCACCGATAGTCCTTTTCCCGAAGTCAGCCCTTTCTATGTTCAGAAGTTTCCCGGAGGCTTTAAAGATGTATGGGCTAAAAACAAGGCCGCGTTTGATTCTTCTCCGTTTGTTTCTTTTCTCAATTCGTTCGTACCGTCCTTTTCTGGCTCCTGCCCTACTTGGTCTATGTCTTTTGACATCATGGCTTACGCTCATTTTGGTTCGCGTCAGTTCGGTTCTCTCTGTTACATCTTCGACATCATCAAAGTAATCATGCTTGTTACAGCCATGTTTACTTGCCGCTCAATAATATTCGGGGGTTGATATGCTTGCAGGTATATTCAGTTTTTTCACTTCTCTGCTAGCTAAAATTGCCGGATTGGCAAAGTGGTTCCTTTCTGTCTTCAAACAGATATTTGTCGACATGTGGAACCTAGTAACCGACATGTTCTGCTGGGTTCTCGACTCACTTTTGTCCTTAGCGGCTTCAATAGTTTCAGCAATATCAATACCTTTTGATCCCGGCAGTTATTACGCAATGATCCCCGCAGAAATCGCGAACATTTTGGGACTAATCGGAATCCCCCAGGCACTGAGCATGATCGTTGCCGCGCTTGTTATTCGCTTCCTACTCCAACTCATTCCGTTTGTGAGGCTCGGCTCATGATTAACCTGACTCTAGGTCAACCCGGCGGCGGCAAGTCATATGAGGCCGTCGCTTTCCATATCATCCCCGCCATTGTTCGTGGCCGTAAGGTCATCACTAACCTTTCGTTGAACGTGGATGTCTTCGAACAGTATTTCCCTGGTGCGAGGCAGTTGATCGAGATTCGCGGCGCTGTGTTCACCGAGGCCGGTCTCGTTCGCCCTTTTAGCCTTCCCTCTCATTACGGCGATACATGGAAGCATCCCGAGGACGGTGTCGGCCCTCTGTACGTCATTGACGAATGTCACCTCGCTCTGCCTCTTCGTGGTACCCCTGTCGGTGTCGAGGAATGGTATTCGTTGCACCGTCACGAGCTGGCCGACGTCCTTCTCATCACGCAGTCCTACGGAAAGATCAACAAGGCTATCCGCGACCTCGTTCAGCTCGTTTACCGTTGCAAGAAGGCTACTGCGTTCGGTAGCTCTGATCGGTACATTCGCAAAGTCCAGGACGGCCTTCGAGGTGAAGTAGTCAACACATCGATCCGCAAGTACGAGAGCAAGTATTTTCCTCTCTACAAGAGCCACACCCTCAGCGGAGCCGCTGCCACTGAGTACTCTGCCAGTGACGTAGTGCCTCACTGGAAGCGCTGGCCGTTCAAGGGCGCTGCTCTGATGATGGTCTTGGCCGCTTGCGTTGTTGTTCACCAGCTGACCAAGGATAAGCCTGAGGTTAAACGCCCTGCGCCTATTGCTGTTGCAGCTGTCTCGTCCCCTGTTGTTCATGATCAGCCGAAAGTTGTTGAGCCACCTAAACCCTCAACCGACCCCCGTGGGCCCGAGAAGAAGATGCATCCCTATGATGGCCAGGCTCTTCACCTGGTCGCCACACTTGTCGGCAAAAGGCTCAACACTGCAGGAGAAATGGAACAGTGGGTCGGTGGCTATGTCGCCCTGGGCGAAGGTGTGGTTGCGAAAACTATTAGCTTCGACGACCTCCGCCAGACTGGTTACGAGATCACTTACCTGTCACCAACGGTCGTATCCCTTACGTTCAAGGGTTATGACGTGGGCTATGTCATTGCAGACGTGCCTCGCCAGTCCATGGCTATCCCATCTGCAATAGCGACCGTAGCAAAATGACGCAGGGAGGGCCCCCGCTTGCGGGAGGGGCCCTGCGGAATGTGCGAAGCCTGTCGCGTCGCGAATGCGCATGACATCGACCCGCGACCACCTCTCCAACACAACCGAAACGGATATCCCCATGCCAGTAACGAATCAGCCGGCTGACAACGACCCTGACCTCTCCAGACCCTCCCCTCGATCCGTTCAGGAGGCTCAGATTGTCTTGATGCTTCGCGAACACCATCAGCGGGGCATTGTTAGGGGCTTTCAGGTCGGTTTTCTCTTCGCTGCGCTGACCTTCTCTCTGATTCTTGCTTACATCCATTTTTTTCGGTGATATCAATCATCTCAACCAGGTGATCGAGCTGCAGCAAAAAATGATATCAAAGTATTGCTCTTTCGATATAAAGTGATATCATTCTTCAAGCCGGCACGATGACCTGGTTAACCAAAGAGATATCAAAAATGATCGTTCAGATTCGCAACTTCGACGATGAAGAGATTCAGGCGCTGATGGCTTCCACTGGAAAGAAAACAGCTTCTGCCGCTTTTGGTGCCGCCGCTCACCAGTACGATTTCTTAAGATTCAAGGTCGAGAACCAAGCTCAAATCATCAGCAGCATGCGTAGCCGCATTTCACACCTCGAATCAGTTATCGAATCCGCCCGGTTCGCTGCTGCCGCCCTTGTCGACAAGACCTCCCAACAGGATTTAGACGTATGACGTTCCGTAGTGCGAAAGACCGTTCACCACTAGACCAGCCCTTTCACTGTTAACCCGCTTTACCGCAACGGACCCATCCCGCTAGTCGGTGAGCCGGTGGGTCCCGGAGGTAAATCACGTCAGGTCACTCGGGGTAGGCCTCTGGCCGCAGGGGCAGGCCCCTGTTCGGAGCGAAGGCGGAGACTTTTGCTGACTGGCATCGTAGGCGGCATTTGTGGGATCAGCTTTCGTTCAAGCGTCCGTACAAATTTGTGTTCTAATCAGGC